CGGGAGGATGCCTGTGGCTGGACACCACCGGGGAGATACCGGTGCTGCGGCAATACGGCGAGAGCGGCTGGAGCATCCGGGAGGATACCTATATAAAAATAGCGGCAGGCGGCATCGGCGTGGGCTTCGCCGCCGGGGACGGCGTGGTCATCGAGGGGTGCCGTGAGGAGAGCATCAACGGCAGCCATGTGCTGGAGGCGGCGGAGGACGGCTCTTTGGTGGTGCCGGGGATGATCGCCAGTCAGGTGACCCAGACGGAGACGTTGACGGTGCAGCGCAGCGTGCCGGAGATGGACTTCGTTATCGAGAGCGGCAACCGGCTGTGGGGGTGCAAGTACGGTGTGGTGGACGGACAGGCCGTCAATGAAATCTATGCCAGTAAGCTGGGGGATTTCAAGAATTGGAACTGCTACGCCGGGCGCAGCACCGACAGCTATGCAGCTACCCGTGGCTCCGACGGCCCCTTCACTGGGGCGGCGGACTATCTGGGCAGTCCCCTGTTTTTCAAGGAGGACTGCGTCGAGCGGGTGTATCCCAGTGCGGCGGGAGCGCACCAGATCGTGACGGTGCGGTGTCCCGGCGTCAGGAAGGGCAGCGGACGGAGTCTTCAGACGGTGGAGGGCGTGCTGTACTACCACGGCTGCGGCGGCGTATATGCCTTTGACGGCAGTATGCCACAGCGGGTATCCCAAGCGCTGGGGGAGGATGAGTATCACGGCGCCGTGGCCGGAGGCGCAGACGGGAAGTACTATCTCTCGGTGCTGGACGCCGAAAATCAGCCGCAGCTGCTGGTATATGATGTGCGGCAGGGGCTGTGGCACCGGGAGGACGACCTGCGGGCGGTGGGCTTCGCCGTTAGCGGCGGCGTGTTGTACGCCATGACCAAGGAGGGGGATATTCTCGTCTTAAAGGGCGGCGGCACGGTGCAGGAGGAGCCTGTTGCATGGCGGGCGGAGACCGGCGATCTGGGACTGGACTCCGGCGAGGGAAAGTACCTGGTGCGTCTGTCTCTGCGGCTGCGGCCGGAGGAGGGTAGTACCGTCCGAGCGGCAGTGAGCTATGACGAAGGGCAGACGTGGCAGGAGCAGGGCGGCGTCACCGGCAGCGGGTGGCTGCGGGACTGCGTGCTCCATGTGCGGCCCCGAAGGTGCCGGAGACTGCGGCTGCGGCTCTATGGTGCGGGCGGCTGCCGGGTATACAGCCTGACGGCGGTGTATGAGAAGGGAAGTGACGGCCCGTGAGCACACTGATGATGCCGCCCAGCCCTCAGGGGACGGTGCAGGAGCAGCTGGTGCGGCAGTATTCGTACTTGTTCCAGATGGCCCAGCAGCTGAATGTGGCGCTGGGACAGCTGGAGGGCGGCGGGACTGCCGCACCCACCGGCGACACTGCGGCCCCGGCGGCAGAGCGGGAGCAGCAGTATCAGACCCTGAAGAGTATGATCGTCAAGACGGCGGACACGGTGCAGCGGCGTATGGATCAGCTTTTGGCCAAGCTGACGGGGGAGTATGTGGCGGCGTCGGAGTTCGGCACCTATGTGGAGCGGCTCAATGCGTATCTGGAGGCGAATCCGGAGGCGCTGACCCAGTATTACAGCTTTTTTGCCGACCTGCAGGCCAGCACGGAGACGGTGTCCGCCGCCTTTGAGCAGTACCGGGTGGAGACAGAAGGATACATCCGGACGGGCATCGTGTGCTACGATGGGGCGGTGCCGCAGTACGGCGTGGCGGTGGGGCAGAACCTCACCTGCCGGGAGGTGGACGGAGAGACGGTGGTGGAGCAGAACGACTTCCGGGCCACCTTCACTGCCAGCAAGCTGTCCTTCTGGCAGGATGCCAGCGAGGTGGCATATGTGTCCAACAACCGGCTGTATATCACCAACATCACGGTGCTGGAGGGCATGAGCATCGGGGAGTGGGAGATCTCGTCAGAGAACGGCCTGGTGATCCGGTGGATGGGAGGTTGAGGAAATGGCCAGTATTTACGGAGGGGCCTCCGGCAACGGTTGGAAGCTGAGGCTGGACTATACGGTGACGCAGGATCGGGCGGCCAACACGTCCAGCCTGCGGCTGAGGCTGTATCTGTACGCCAACACCACGGGGTCATACAATCTGGAGAAGGACTCGGCGTACTACGTTTTGCAGGGACAGAAGGTCTATCAGACGTATCAGTACACGTCGCCGGGATGGTATCTGCTGGGAGAGCGGACGGTGACGGTGCGCCATGGGGCGGACGGAAACGGCTCGGTGCAGCTGGGCGGTCAGTGGGTGTCGGATGTGGAATCCAGCTGGACCCCGGCCAGCCTGTCGGTGTCGGCGGCGGTAGCGCTGCCCCGTATCCTGCGGCCCTCGGTGCTGCGGGCGGCGGAACTGACGCTGGGGCAGGCGTGTGTGCTGTCCATCCGTGCAGAGGAGGAGCGGTACACCCACCGGGTGACGTATGCGCTGGGGAGCGCCAGCGGCACGGTGGTGCAGGAGACGACGCAGCGGGAACTGACGTGGACTCCGCCGCTGGAGCTGGCCCGGCAGCTGCCTCAATCTGTGGCGGGGACCATGCGTCTGACGGTGACCACCTATGACGGCGACACCACCATGGGCAGCAGCGTCACGGAGTGCAGGGTCTATGTGCCGGATACGGTGCGGCCCACGGCGGCGCTGACGGTGATGCCGGTGAACGACAATGCCGTGCTGGAGCAGTGGGGCGTATTTGTTAAGGGGATGACCCGGCTGAGGTGGCAGGTGACGGCGCAGGGGGCCTATGGGTCCTCCATCGACGGGTGCAGCGTT